CACATCTCAGCTACATATTTTGTTTGATCTGTCTCTGCCATAAACTGTCCTTTTTTACCAGGTACTGGAACTCGTTTAGTGCATGACTTTATGATATCATCATCCTCTTTGCTTGTTATTGCCCTTAACTCCCATTTTTCGGGTTTTTCTTCTTTATCTAGTATTCTCTTTGATGCCATGTATTTAATATTTTCTACCTCAATTATATTTTGTTTTAAAAACGCTGTTAAATCACTCATATTATTATTCTCCATTCTATTTTTATTGTTTAATTGCGTAAAAAAAGCACCCTAAAAATTACGGTGTCTTTGCATATATTTGTATTTTTTTATCCTAATTCCGGAGATTTAAACTGCTCCGGCATTTCCCAATCGTTAAATGTAAAGTCTACATCTTCATCAAGATACTCTTCGTCTGCATCAAATTTAACAAGTATTCCACCGTCAAGGTTACAATCTTTAAGTATTATAGTTTGTCTACCTATTCTAGCAGTTGGGTCTTCATTAGTAACCTGTATATCAAAGTATACATCTTCGCCTGTCTCTTTATATCTATACAACAATGTTCTTAAGATGGAAGTATTATAGTGCATTGTTGCTGATCCTGTCCCTTTCCATCCTGTTGTTTTGTTGTCTTTACCCGTCTTACCTAGTATTGGTATTTCTGATTTAACTTTCTCGACTTCAGCTTCTAAGTTAATCATATGGGCAAAGTTATATCTATTGCCTTCTATAGTAACAAAGCACTCCGCCAACGAAGCTGATACCGCATCTCTACCGTCCATTAGTGTCGCCATATTATCACTCCTTTATTAGTTTATAACTACACTCATGTATAGTTTTGTCATTGCATTCATTGGTGTAATTTCATCATTTATAACAATCGATTTCTTGTCGTCACCTTTTGATACCGTTACATTATCCGACTTAAAGTTTTCTATTGCTTGCATCTTCTCAAGCTCTTGATGATGTTTAACTATTTCATTCCAAAAGCTAACTCTACCACTATCATTATTAGGCATTTTACCTAAATACTGAGTATTAAATATACTAGCTATATCTATTGCAATTTGGTCTATAACCCTTATAGTCTGATTACTTCCAAAATCCTCGCCTTTGCCACTGATAAAGGATTTAAATGTATTAATATCTTCAAGTGTATATACATCTCCATTTGAGTTATGCATCATAAATTTACCTTCAGACAGCGCATCGGATAATTGAGTCTGAGTGTAATTTACATCCACTGTAAACTCACCATCATATTTTTTATTAGTGTTAGACTTGTTAATAGGGCAACCTGCAGATATACCTGTGACCCAGTAAACAAGTGAAGATTCTATATCCCCTATGACCTTATTCTCAACAGATATTACACCTTCATAGTCAGTATCACTTCGTTTGTATACTACTGTTTGGAATTTAGCACCTATTTCGTCTCGCATTCTCTTTGTATATGCAATGAACAGATCCTGAATTGACTTATCCGTTGAAGTACATCCTAAAGTATTAAATGAATAAGATTCAATCTTATCTAAAAACTCTTGATATCCTGTACCAGTAACACTGTCACCACTTGTACCACCAGTTAAAGGCATCCCAGCAGTTAACTCCAATGTTGCAGAAGTGATCCAATTAACAAAGTTATTGCTTGCTAATTCACTTGTATTGGCAACTATTTGTTCATCTACTTTCACATTGTCTACTAATGTTTTTACATCAAATTTTGTTTCATCTTCTACATTTGTTACAATTATAATCTTTATATCATTACCTCTAACGCCGCTAAACTTTGCAGTAGCTATTGTATTTTTAGCCTTTTCGCCTTTGTTCAGCCTATATAAATAAGCTGTCTTTACATTCTTGAATAAATCCCTAAGACCTTTTAAACTCTCATGATCCATGTTATATCCAAATATATTGAAGGCTTCTTTCTGCAATGTCTCTGTCTTAACTTCAAATACTTCGCCTTCAACGCCCCAGTCTAAAAACACAGGCATTGCTGCAATCCCTCTGTCAGACAACATTGAAGGATTACGACTTGCACTTATGAAGTTTATATATGATCCTGGTAACTTTTTATCTTGCTTGATAAATGTTCCACCACCTAAACTCATTAAATCACCTTCTTTTTCTCAAATTTGTTTATTAGTTCGTCAGTTTCACCAAAAGAATAAAGCTTGTCAGCTTCTAAGAGTGCATTTAATATATCTCGCCTGTTGGAATACTTCTTGGCGTTAACCAATTGCTCTTTAGTGAACTTTGCAATAACTGCAGTTTCTTTTTTCTCAAGCTCTGCTTTTTTAGCCACATTATCACTCCTTTATATTTTGATATATCTCTAAGGCTTCCATGTTCTCGTATTGCTCTATCTTTCTTACAATCACATTGTAATTAACGAAGAAATGTAATTTATCATCTACCGTTTCAGCGTGCATTCCAGTCCCTCGTTTTAAGTCTCCATTAAGTAATTCGATTACCTCTAGCCCCTCAAATAAATCCTCTGTAACGCTATTTATCTCGCTGTTTGTATCATCGCTACCCGGAAAGTACATTACATCAAATATAAACTCTCTAAGGCTTTGTTTATTAGGATACTGCGTTTTACTAGGATCTAATGACTTAATAAAAAAGCAAGGCTCTTTAAAGCCCTGCTCAACTGTTTCTGTATATATGTTGTAATCATCACCAAACAATTTATTTAACCTTATCGAAATACCATCTATCAATCTATTTATCATTCAAAGCACTTCCTTAAATATTCAATCAGTTTCTTTTCTAATAATTTAGGTGCTTGAGCTTCTATCTCATTCTCAGATATTGTTAACATGAATCTACCCTCAACCCAACCTTTGCCGCCTCTTTTTCTATGTCCAAATTCAACATAGGAAGCATACTCAGCCGGATTGATTATAGTTATTTCATAAGTATTACCCTTTTTTACAACTGGTAAAGCATGCGCAAAAGATCTAGCGTTCATTCCCATACCATGTGTCCAGCCATTCCTTAATGTGCCACCCACTTTACCACTAGAAGCTGGATATTGACCCACTGGTGTACGCCTTATGACTTTGCCTAATAATCTTGCAGCAAGCTCTCTTGAACACTCTCTACAAAACGCTTCAATATCTTGACTTTGCAATTTCTTTAAATTATCATTAACCCTTTTTAGTTGTTTAAAATCAGCGCTTCCCCATTTAGCCATAGTTAACTCCATTTCTCAAACAGCTCTAGTATGATTTCTTGGTGATTATGTCTTATAGCTGGTTGCCCACTATTTTTAAATGCTAAAGGTTTACTATCTCTAGTCACAACTATTTTAGACCCTGCTTTTATGACTATATCCGGATTTATAGATAACTTTGCAGCTTGACCAATCTTTCCAACACCATCATCAATTGTAGTAGATGTAATAGTTTTGAAAGATAACTTGCATGGTATATTTTCGTGAACTATATCCCACTTATGCTTAGTTTGCTTCGTTACTGGATCTTTGTAAGAGAAATACTCATATATATTACAAGTATCAAAGTACATCTTTTCAATAGATTTTCTTGCTTTACTGATATCTACCATTTCAACCTCCTGAAACTAGCAAATTCACCTTTGCCACATTCCATAAGATTTTTAATTAGTTTATCAAAACGTTGTTCTGGTGTTTGTCCTGCTTCTATTGCATAAGTAACAGTAGTATCACCGTCTTGTATCTGCTTTTCTATTAGTTCAAAATCATATTCTGTAAGTTGCCCTGATTGTTTCTTTGCAAATAAAAATTCCCCACAGATCCTATCAATTTCAACTTGATATAGTCCGTCAGGAATTTCAGTTATACTACATTCATTCTTTATTTTATTTTCTACTTTATCTATTACAAAGTCTAAAGCTAAGCTATCGGAGTCAAGTAAGGTATACCCAAAGAATGCAAGTCTATTTTTTATATCTTCTATTAATAAATCTTTTTCTATTTTAATCATTACTTATACCTCCTAATGGAGAACTTTTTAACCCTTTGATATAATTTGAGCTATCGGAATAGCTTTAACATCAATATATTTTGAATTTCCGTCATTTACTAATGTCCAGTTAGCACCATTTGCCAATTCGGCATCTGTTGGAGATAGAGTAACTTGCGATTTCTTTTCATAAGATATTCCAAAAGGTGCAAATACACTTCTTTTTCTAGTTATCAAGGTATCTTGACCACCATTTTTATATGGGTCTCTTGACATTTCATTAGGTACTTTAGCTCCGATATTTTCATAGTCGAAAGCTCCGTCACCTAATATATATGTTGTATAGGCTGTGTATGCTTCTGTAGTCTCTGTTTTAGCGACATCTTTAGTAGGCATAGAATCATCTACTAAAACTACTCTACCATTCCATGTACCCATAGCTAAATCTCTCTGCATACCATTAGCATCTGTGTAAGTAAAGTATTTTAGAAGTTGTAAATTCTCTAAATGAGTTGCTACAGCGCTGTGCATTATAGCTAATGTAAATGCTCCCTTGTTATCACCACAAGCCTTTTGTACAGCCTTGTTTAAAGTATCAGCTGCTACCAAAGCTGAATCACCATCGTTTGAAGTTATGTCGTATGTATGACCCTCTATGAATTTTTTATTTTCAGCACCAGTCATAGCAAATATTCCCTTTATAATAGCAAGTAAAGTGTCTTGATCTATTTCTTCCCAATATGCACTCACTTGATTAGCAACATTTGACATGAAGTCTACTCCACTAGTTATATCAGATGAGAAGTCTTTTTCAACCCACGCCTTTGCTCTACCTACTACAATTACACCTCTCTCAAAAGTTGTAGTTGTTGTTGCTGTTATATCAGTCATTCCATCATAATTAAGAGCTGCTCCGTCTAAATTACCAAACATAGGTAGTCTTGCATAAGCTGTTCCTGTCTGAGAACTAAAGGCATTTGCTATCTCAGAATTTCTTTTTAATGCCCCCGATTTAATTAATTCATTTCTTTTTAATTTTGGAACATTCTCCAAATAAGAACCGAATGCTTGGGGATTGAAGCTTTTTGAATCGAATTTGTTATCTGTTCCTCCTGCGAGCAACTGTATATTCATTGATACTATTGATTTGTTTTTCATTTAAATTATCATCCTTTCTTTGTTTATATTTGATTTCCTGCTTCCATGAACTCACAAAGTTCTGTGTAATTCATTTGGCTTGGGTCTTTTGGCATAGAGTTTTGATTGCCTTCGCCTGGTTTAAATCCTTTGAAATTAGTATTATTCTCATCTGAGTTAAATAAGAAATTAGATTCTTCACTCTCTCTTAAAGTCTGTATTTGCTTGTCTAAATCTTTAATAGTGCCATCATCAAGTAAATCTACATTCTCTAAATCTAATAGAGCCTTTACAGCCTTAATATTCTTAGCTTTAGCACCAGTAAGAGATTTCTCTATTGCATTAGATATCTTAATTTCTTTAACTTCTGCCTCATGCTTTTCATTATTCACTTTGTTCTCAGCTTGAAGTTTCTCAATTTGCATAGTTAACTCTTCAGTGTTTCCTTCATTCTTCTTAAGATCTTCGAGTTGTTTATCTCTTTCAGTTACATCAGTCTCAAGCTGTTTTTTTCTGTTATTAATCTCGTCAAATCTCTCTTTAGGGACATAAACCTTTAATTCTTCTTTTGATGCTTCTTCGACCTTCTTAGCATCTTCCTCGCTTAATCCAAGCTCTATAAGTTCTTTCTTAGTCATTACTATTTACCACCTTTCAAAAACATTTGTTATCACAGTTCAGTCTGCGTATATTTGTCTTTGTAGTTTTCGTCCAAAATACCAAAATGACGAATTTATTGCATAAAAATAGCACCCTATAGGTGCATTTGTTAGATATTAATATTATCTTTAAGTTCTCTTTTTATTTTTTCAACTAATTTATCTATATCTACATCCTTATTCAATACAGATGTTTGTTTTTTATGTCCATACTCTAAATTATCAGCGTAAGTTGGTGTTTTATATGTACAGCTAGATCCTTCTTTTAAGCTTTCTAAAT